CGGGCCGGCAATGGAACTTTGGAGGCGGCCAAGGCGCTGGGATGGACGCATATCCAGATCGTCCGCTCCGATCTGCCGGCCCTGGAACTGACCGCTTACGCCATCACCGACAATCGCACCGCCGAGCTGGCCGAATGGGATACGGAAATCTTGGCGCGGCTTGCCGGCGGCGGTGAATTGGGCGATGTGGGCTTCGAGCAAGATGAGCTGAACATGCTTGCCGGCGTGGAGAGGGAAAAGGACCCCGATCAGGCGGATACGATTTCTCAGAGCTTTGAAGTAGTTATCGAATGCCGCGACGAGGCGCAGCAGAGGGAATTGTTCGAGCGTCTGCGCGGCGAAGGATTCACGTGCCGATTGTTCACGCTGTAGTTCAATGCGAGGCGCCGGACAGCTTTCGAGTACGGCAGGTCGCGGGAATGTTCGACCTGCCGCCCCTGGCTGGAACGCGATCCGCCTTCGACGTGGAGATACCCTCCCTTGACGAGCCCTGGGCTATCGGCGTCATAGTCGGGCCCAGCGGCTCGGGCAAGACAACCGTCGCCCGCCAGGCGTTTGGCGATCGGCTGATCGAGCGCTGGGACTGGGCGGCGCAAGAGAGCATTCTCGACGGTTTTCCCGCGGACATGGGGATCGGAGACATCACCGGGCTACTGAGCGCCGTGGGATTTAGCTCGCCGCCGGCGTGGCTGCGGCCGTTCGGATTTCTCAGCAATGGCGAACAGTTCCGGGTAAATCTGGCGCGAACGCTGGCACAAATGCCGGATCTGGCGGTGGTCGATGAGTTCACCAGCGTGGTGGATCGAACCGTCGCCAGGATCGGCTCGGGCGCCATCGCCAAGGCCGTGCGGAGACGGGCGCAAAAATTCGTCGCGGTCACATGTCATTACGATGTCCTGCCCTGGCTGGAGCCGGATTGGGTGCTGGATATGGCGGATGGATCGCTTTGCCGGTATTGGGCGCAGAATGCGGGGCGGCTTCGGCGTCCCCAGATCGCCTTGCGGATTATCCGCTGCCGTTGCTCAGCGTGGAGAATTTTCCAGCGTCATCATTATTTAAGCGCGGACCTGCACCGCTCGGCACAATGTTTCGTCGGTCTGATCGAAGATCGGCCGGCGGTGTTCGTGGCGGCTTTACCATTCCCGCATCCGATTCGTCCCGGCTGGCGCGAGCATCGCTGCGTCTGCTTACCGGACTTTCAGGGATTGGGCATCGGCAACGCGATGAGCGAATTCATCGCCGCGCTCTACGCCGGTACGGGCAAGCCGTATACCAGCGTGACCAGTCACCCGGCGATGATCCGTCATCGCATCAGATCGAAGGTGTGGCGAATGATCCGCGCACCATCGCGCGTGGGAGGCGGAATCCGCAGGAGACAATCGGCGCGACGCTTTGCCGCAATGGATCGGACTTTGAGCTGGCGTCGACTGACGGCCAGCTTCGAGTTCATCGGCCGGCCCCACCGCGAAATCGCTGCGCAATTCGGCATCGGCAAGCGATACACCGCGAGTGTGAATGCAAGAGCTCCCGGAGATTGATTCGCAACAGGTGCGCGGTTTGGCGCTGAGCGGCGCGACGGATGGGGAAATTGCCGATTTCTTCAATTGCACGGTGCAAACGCTGCTTCAGCAATTCGGTGCGGTGCTGATCCAGGCTCGCGCGACCCGCTACGTTTCACTGCGAAAAAGGCAGACGATCGCCGCCGCCGACGGAAACATCCCCATGATGATCTTTCTAGGAAAGCATGAGCTTGGACAGGTCGACCGTTCAAATCACGACGAAGGGTGGCCCCAACCACAAATGGACCCCAAGGTGGGCTGAGCTTCGTGAGCACCCGACGCAGCTAAGGCTCTGGAATGACGTCACGCGCTTCAAAGTGGTGCTGGCGGGCCGTCGCAGCGGAAAAACCGAGCTGGCCAAGCGGCGGCTGGTCGAGCACCTCAATCGCCGGACGACGCACGGCCAGCCCGGTCGATATTTCGCCGCCGCGCCGACGCGCGATCAGGCCAAGCGGATCTTCTGGGATGATCTGAAAGCCCTGACACCGCGGCAATGGACCCGCTCGATCAGCGAATCCGATCTGCGCATTGTGACAAATTCCGGCGCCCAGCTTTGGGTGCAGGGACTCGATGTGCCACAGCGCATTGAGGGCAGCCCATGGGACGGCTGCGTGATCGACGAGCTGGCGAATTGTAAACCCGGCGTGTGGGATGCTCACGTGCGCCCCGCGCTGGCCGATCGGGTTGGCTGGGCGTGGCTGATCGGCGTGCCGGACATGGATGCGCCAGGCCAGGTGGAATACGAGAAAATGGTCCTGCTGGCCCGAAGCGGCAACGATCCGGAATGGGCCTGCTTTTCCTGGCCCTCTTCGGACATCCTGCCGGCGGCGGAAGTCGAATCGGCCCGTCGGCGGCTCGATCCGCGCATCTTCGAGCAGGAATATCTGGGCAAATTTGTGGTGGTCGGAGGCAGGGCGTTTGCCGATTTCGATCCGGCCGTGCACGTGAAGCCCACGCCGTATGACCCGGCGTTGCCGATCTGCTGGTCGCTGGATTTCAACATCGATCCGATGTGCAGCGGGGTTATCCAGCATCGCGACGGACAAGTGCGGGTGATCGACGAATTTGTGTTGCGGGACACGGCGACGGATGCGGCATGTGACGCATTTCTGGATCGCGCCGCCAAACAACGCTGGGACCTGCGCGGCCTGTGCATTTATGGCGATGCCAGCGGATCGGCACGCGACAGCACGAGCGGTGTTTCCGACTGGTTTATCGTGCGAAATCGCCTGCGCGATCTTCTGGCGCGAATGAATGTTCCCCGCGCCAATCCGGCGATCAAGGACTCGATCAACGCGCTGCGCGCCCGGCTGCGATCGGCGAACGGTGCGGTGAACCTGGTCATCGATCCGCGCTGCGAGCAACTGATCGACGATCTTCGCACGGCGCTGTGGCCCGGCAGCTTGAACGCGCAGCACGCCTTGGCATGGTTGCGCTACTTCGTGGAATTTGAATACGCGGTTCGTCCTGAGCGGGCGGCTGCTAGAGGCACTATCGGATTTTCACCGTAAATCATGGATCAACTTCAAACAATCACGCTCGATCCGCGATCAGACCTCGTGGGTCTCTCCTCATCGGCAGGGGCGTTGGCCAGCGGGGAAACCACCGCTGCCCAGACGCCGCCCAATCCGCTGGCCGGACTTCCCGGTTTCAGCGCGGCCGCTTTGGCCGGATTTTGGCCGGCGGCGCCGGGGACGTATCAGACCTATCGCCAGATTTCCTCGCATCCAACCAACGCGCTGGTGCGCGGGATGATCGCGGCTCCCATCGTCGCCAACACGTGGCGCTGGAAAAAGCGCCGCGATGATGTGCCGGACGAATGGATGCGCTTCGTGCAAACGGTCATGGACCCGCTGCGCCAGGTGATCGTCCGCGATGCGCTGCGGGCCCTGGAATTTGGGTGGGCTGGATTCGAGAAGATCTGGGAAATCCAGGACGGCCGGCGAATTCTGCGGCGATTGAAGCCCCTGCTTTGGGATTGCACCGATATCCTGCTGGACGAACACGGCAATCCGTGCGGGCTGGTGAATCGCCCGCCCGGGACGCCTCCGGTCGTCCTGGCGGGTGAGAAATATTTTCTCTACACGTATGACAGCGAGGCGGGCAACCCGTATGGCCGGTCGCGCCACGAGAACATCCGCCAAGCCTGGGCCCAAAGCGAGGAAATCCGTCAGCGGTTGGCTCAATACATGAAGAAAGTCTGCGGGATCATCGTGCAGTTGCACTATCCCGAAGGCACGACGCGGGATTCCGCCGGCGCCGAGCGGCCCAACCAATGGCTGGGCCAACAGGTGCTCGATGCGGTTTCGGCTGGGCGAAGCGTGATGTTCCCCAACGGCTTCGCATCGACCGCCGACCTCCGCGCCGCTTACGAGTTGGCCGGCAAGAGCCCGTGGCAGCTCTCGGCGTTCGAGGCGGGCGGCGCCGATCACGCGGCGGGCATCAAGCTGATCCTGGAGTATTACGACGCATTAATTTTCCGCGGCTGGCTGCGGCCCGAACGCAGTGGGCTGGAATCGCGCCACGGCAGCCGGGCCGATGCCCAGACCCACACCGATTCGGGGACACTCGATTCGGAGCTGATCGATCGAGATCTGGCGGATGCGCTCACGCGTGGCGTGGTTGACGATCTGCTCATGTTGAATTTCGGAACGAAGGCGCGAGGCGCCGTCTCCATCGAGCCGGCGCCCATCGAAACCGATGCCCTGGCCATTCTGCGCGACGTGCTGACGACATTATTGTCAAAAGGCGATTCGCAAGTGACATCGCGCATCGATGCCGATGCCCTGCTGGACCAACTCTGCGTGCCCCGCACCTAATTCCCCGCTGCCGAATATCCGGCGAGGGGAAAAGTGAAAAAACCATGAACGTACCCATTCATCCTTATCATCTTCATGCCGCGCGTCTTTCGCCTGATGCCCCGGTGACGCCGGCCGACAACCTGCCGCCAGAAGTATCCGGCCAGCCGGCCACGTATTACTGGAAGGATACGATCCACGCCGGAAGTTACG